AACGTTCGTTTAAATCTTGCGTTTTCATGTGCATAAATTATGAAGTCTCATTGATAATCATGTTATTTTTTTATTATTTTTATCCAACTGAATAACTGAAATTTAAATAAAATTTTTGACCTTTGTAAGGCTGCAAAAAAGTTGAAGATAAAAACGCAAGATTTAAACGAACGTTTTTTACTGGCGTTTTATATAAATAACATCTTAATAATCAATGATATGAGATCAAAAGGTTTTAAAGCGAAATTTATGATGGCATTTTGGGGCTTGTTCGTTGAAGCTCATTATATTGCTGCGAACAATGATACAATGGAGGGCTCTCAAGGAATTCTACCTTTTATCATTTTACTGATAGTGTCCATATGTGTAATAGCTTTTTTGAGTTATTATATGTATAGGTTGAAGAAAGAGAATATTGCCAAAGGTGGTGAGCTTATGGCGAGAAACGATGAGCTTCTTCGGTCTGTCGATGCGTTAAGCGTAAAAAATCGGGAGATCCAACAAATGTTGGTCAATAAAATCCGTGAGACTGATAATTGGAATAGGGATAATGAGGTAGAACGGGAGGATTTGAAAAAGCGCCTTGAGGAAATGGAAAAGCTCCATAATTCGTTTTTTGTTGAAACGATTCATGAAATGCGTACTCCACTATCGCTTGTGCTTGGTTCGTTGAGTGAGTTGTTGCAACGTAAAAATGATATTGACTCTAGTGAAGCGACTCAATTATTGTCTGCTTACCGTAATACTTTGGCTCTTCAAGACCTTATCGAGCAATTGCGAAATACCCGTCATGGAGATGACGTGGCAAACCATCTTCGGATAGCTCGTTATGACATGATCAGTATAACAAAGCAGATTTGTGATTTATTCGTGGACTGGATAGCCATGAATAATGTGGAATTTCATATTAATACCCAAACCTCTGTTCTTTGGGTCTGGATAGATCGTCGGAAGATGGAGTTTGCCTTGCGTGTACTTTTATCTAATGCGTTAAAAAATACCTACCGCTTTGGAAAGATCTCGATCAATATTTCCGTGGTGCGCTCGAATGGTAAGGCTTATTGTTCTTTCTCTATCCAAGATGATGGGTTAGGAGAAAGCGAAAGTACCCGTTTGGGTTTGAAACAGATCGTGGATATGACAGAATCCTCCGGCGCTATTTTCGAAGGAATTTCATCGGAGGACGAGACGGGAACCCAATATACGATATTGATTCCATTGGGGAGAAGCCATTATATGGAACGTGCCGTGGAATTCATCGAGCCAGATGGTGATCTGGTAAAGCTGAATGAGATGCAGAAGGAAGAGATCGCCGAGTTGATCCAAGTTGTTCCGAAAAAGAAAGAGACCGGGAAGAAAATGTTGGTGATTGATGACAGTGATCAGATCCGTTGGTTCCTGCGTCATGTTTTTGCCAGTGAGTATCATGTTTCGGAAGCTCATAATGGCCAGGAGGGTGTAGAGATCGCGCGAGTTGAACGGCCGGATTTTATTTTATGTGACGTGATGATGCCCGTTAAAGATGGGCTTGCTACCTGTCGTGAAATCAAAGGCATCCCAGAATTAGCGCAAGTGCCGGTTGTCTTGCTAACCGCAAAGGTAGAGAGTGTGGATGTTATAGCCGGCATTGAATGTGGCGCCGATGATTATATAACCAAGCCATTCGATGTAGAGGTGTTACGAAGTAAGGTAAACAGTTTATTGAAACGTAGGGATGAGATGAGACGTTTCTATACGTCGAATTCTGTAGGTGCGCATCCCGAGGGAGAGAAAACGGTAAAGAAAGATGATTCCCCTTCCAATCTTTTTATGGATGCGGTTATCTCAACGATCGAGAAACATTTGGATGACCCTAGTTTTGAGGCGAAGATTTTGGCGGATTCTTTAAACATGAGTCTCCCTACATTATATAGAAAGATAAAACTCTACTCGGATAGTAGTATATTGGAGCTTACCCGTATGGTACGTTTGAAGAAAGCCGCCGAGCTGATCAGTATGCAGCGATACTCTATCCAAGAGGTTTCGGAAATGGTCGGCTTCAACGATACCGCCACTTTCCGTAAGCGTTTTACGGAACAATACGGCGTCACTCCTTCACAGTATCTGCCGGGTAAGAATTAATCGTTTTGCCATTTCCCGAATAATCGTCGGGGAATGGCAAAATTTTTTATTTGTTTTTTGAAACGATATTTTTCAACCTCTTTTTGATAGCCTTACAACGGTGCTAATCAGCCCGAAAATATCCCGAATGAAAATTTATAGTTTTACCTCTTATTTATGAAAGTAACACCTATTTACTTTTTTTTATCGTCCAAATACCTTTGCAATGTCATTAACGAACAACAGATTGGTCATGGGGAAGATTTGAACAAAGAGTTCTTGTTATGTGACTGAAAATGTAAAAAGTGATTGAGAAAGAAAGGTTTATATAAAAGATTTATTAACTCATAAAATTATATGTATATGAAACTTAGAAATTTATTATTCGGGACAATGATCGCTTGCGTGTTCGCGGCGTGTTCAAACGAGGATGATCCTATCGTAGGACCGGATCAACCGCAAACAGGGGAAAATAACGCAACACTGACTATTTCTGTGAAAAATGTGGCTAGAAGTTTGACTAAAGCTGCAGCGGAGGGGACACAGACTGAAAATGAAGCTAAAATTACAAACTTAACAGTTGCTCTTTATGATGCTGAAACTGGAGCGCTTGTCGCTTCAACCTCTGATATTGCCAATGAGGATGCTGCTGCGGATAATGATGAGGTTCAATTTGCCGGACTGACAGAAGGTGCGCAATTACGTGCTATCGCATTTGCTAATATGCCTGAAATCTCACTGGCTGGTACAACAATTGACAACTTTGTATCTCCTGTATATACGATGCCAGCTGCCGGATTCGCAGAAAATTATTTACCAATGAGTAGTGGTTTGTCTGATCCATTCACTTTACAAGCAGGTAAAAACTATTATGGATATACTAAAACAGCGGGAGAAGGTGAACATATTCTTGTAGCAGATCCCTTGTACTTGATAAGAAATGTAGCGCGCATTGATTTTACGGGACTTAGCTTAGACATGACTAGAGCTGCAAAAGATGTATACGTTGAAGGAATTGCGACGATTGTACCAGAATGTGTATTCATCATGCATGGGCGGACGAAGTCCAATGCAGCAGATATGGGTAATGGCAATAGCTGGTGGAATGTCGTTAGCAATACCGTATGGGGTAATGTGTCCGCAACTTATGCTGCTAATGCTACAGATTATGCTTCAGGTTATAGAGGAGATTTCGTGAATGATGACGCTATGTTTACGAATATGAGAGGTTCTATTATTGAAGGATACAAGGCCAGTTTACCAGCCACCGCATTGGTACAGAATATCGCAACTGAAGATGGTGTGTCTGCGACTATCACAATCGCCCCTAAATTCTATGTGTTCGAAAATCCCCAAGTTAAGGCTGCTCGTGAAATGAATGGTGCTGAAAATTTCAAACCAGAGGATCTTGCAACTGAAATTGTAGTTAAAGGTACTTATAAGCTTGAAAATGCTAAAAAGAGCGGAAGTGATGCAGTATACAACTATGCGGAGAAAACAGCATATTGGCCTATTAAAATTGCTGCGACGAATGAAATGGCAGCAGCTACGGCTGAGTATTTAAAGGATGGAAAGATCCATCGTAATATAATTTACAGTATTGACGCAACTTTAGCCGGTAGAGGATATGATGATCCTACTGTTCCTCCAACAGACTTTGTTGAATTGTTTGTTAAGACAAAGGTTCTTGATTGGGGTAGCGCAAATCAATCTTCAGTTGTCGAATAATATCTATTCTTTGAATAACGTCCAAAAGGCATTCCTTTTATCGGGAGTGCCTTTTTTGCATGTATAATTCTGGTTATAAATTGATCCGGAGACTACAAAATTTACTATCTTTTCCTTATGATGGCGATCCCATATGTCTTGAACCTAAGAGCCGGAATATTATTTCATGAGAATATCTACAATATCTACAATTCAACCTCATACTTATTGTAAATAAATATGTTATATAGTGGTTGCAGATGGAATAACATCTACAATTTTCATTCTGCATCTACCATGTTTTAATGGGAAACGCAAAAAAATCACTTCCCAAGCTTGCGGACTCGTATATTTAGTATTATACGATTTTATAAGAGACAGACAAAGGGATTAAAGCCAATAAGAGTTTCAATAGGTGAAGTTAGTGGTTTCATACTGAAGAAACTTTTATTTCATACTAAAGAAACAAAAGTTTCTCTATAGCAAAATTTTTGTTTTTCTATGCAAAAAAACTATTATTTATTGAAATACAGAATGTTATACATTATTTATCGTTAGTGGTAATTGTTCGTGCTAATCTTTCTGGTAACCTAATGATGGTAGATCGAAGTTTGTAGTGGTAGATGTTCACTATCTACCACCACAAGATAAATTATTTACAATCAAAAAATTACATAAATAATGGTAGATATGGTAGATGATTTAGATTCTCTACACATAGAACGATGTCTGGTGCGTGTCCGGGGAGAACAACTTCTTAAACATAAATCTTTTAACTTTCTAATTCAGCCAACGGACATTGATATATATTATAACAAAAGGCATTCCCTGTTGATAGAGAATGCCTTTTGATTATTATTCAAAGAATAAGTATTATTCGATAACAGGAGCTTGAGTGGCTGTACCCCAGTTCATAACCATTGTCTTTACAAACAAGTCAGCTGTAGGATCCCCCTTAGGAAGAGTAGGATCTGCATAACCATTACCTGCGATAGTAGCAGAAATGTTATAAACCACGTTTCTATGTACCTGACCATAATATGTGTCTTCACTATCTAATCCATCGATACCAATCTTTATCGGCCAATAGCGCAATACAGGAGTACTCTCTTCGCCGAATGTCCAAGATGTGTTATCGTTCATTATAGCTTTTATATAAACTTCACCACTGATTACCAATTCGGATGCCAAAGTTGTTTTATCCAAGACGAAAGCCTGGCCTTCTTCTTCCGGATCTTCTTGTTCTCTGGCCGCTTTTGTCTGATCATTAGGCAACACATAAAAATATAAAGAATTAGCAAGAGTAATTGCTTTACTTCCGGTAATAGCAGTACCATCCCAATTCTGAGTATATGTTGTTTCTGCTGTACTCAATGCCTTTATATAATTAGCAGCATCGACAGTTCCAGCAAAACGGCCGAATGAGTTACTAGAGTTAGTCCCGGAATAATAATCATCTCCATCAGCAGTTTCATAAGTAGTGGCAATATTACCCCAAACCTTATCTGGCAGATTGAACCACTCTGTATTACTTTGGCTTTGGTCTGCCACCTTAGCTTTTGTACGACCATGTAATACAAAAACATCCTTAGGCACAAACTTAATCGTTCCTGATTTGTATTTTTGACTACCATCAACCTTGACTTTAGTCATATCCAAATCAAGGGCATTCAATTCCACACGAGCCACATTTCTAATTAATCCTAAAGGTTTTCCAGATTCAATACTGTGTCCTCCTGTAGTGTTTGAGTAACCATAATAATTTTCACCTTCGGCAAGAGTGAATTTAGGGCTAATACCACTACTCATAGGTAACCCATTCGCTCCTTCTCCGGAAAAGACATAGTAAGCAGATGTCAACTCAAAAGAGTTAGCGGTTGCGGTAAGAGCATCCTTTGGAACATTCGCGAAAGCCAAAGCACGATAAGAAGCACCAGCCTTTAATCCCTTAAACTGAATCTCATTGTTTGAATCAGTAACCTCTTCATCCTCATTAGCTGTAAGATCACTAACTTGTAAGAATGTTCCGTCTTCATTATAAAGGGCTACAAATAAATTGTAAATCTTAGCTTCGCCTTCCTTGGCGTTCTCATCCTCGCCGGCTTTTGTCTGTGTGCTCTTTGTTAAGTTTTTCACCACAATCGTAAGATCAGCGGTGCCTGCTTCCGGTGTAGGTGTCGGATCCACGCTAGGGATAGGATCATCCTCGTTTGAACACGCCGCGAACACGCAAGCGATCATTGTCCCGAATAATAAATTTCTAAGTTCTATTGGGGAATGGTTATAGGGGGTTGTTCTTTAGTTGATTAGGCTTTTGTTGTGTGAAGGGAAGTAACAACTCAGTAGTATTAATTACCCTCAACGTTACTTCTTTAATCGAGGTTTTTATTACATTTGCCGTATGATCTCCCGTCAGGGCGAGACTCCGCTGGAAAAAACAATTTATGTATTGAAGAATATGAAATCTATTTGATATGTCCCCATTTAAAGAAAAAGAGGCATACTTCCGACGCTTGCTCGACGTAGCGAATGTGAATGCCTTGTCCCCCAAGGAGCGTGCGACGTACGATGAGAATCTGAAGATCTACCGTGACTGGAAGGCCACGATGGAGTACGCCGTGGAGGAGGCGGAAACAAAAGGTAAAGCAGAAGGTGAGCGTTTGGCTACCCTACGCAACGCTCGTAACATGAAGAAAGCCGGTGTCGATCTTTCATTAATCGCCGAATGCACGGGGCTTTCGTTGGAAATAATACAAAGTCTCTGATCTGATAAGCCAGTTGCGGACTGAAACTATAGCGGATGACACGGATCTTGGGGAGAAGTATCTTTCTTGATCCGTGCCATACGAATCTGAAGTAATATCCGTCTCATGCGTCTAATACGCCATTAAACCGGTCTATTGCCTGTCTTTTACTAGCATCGATGATTTTCGCGTATACTTGTGTGGAGATGATGTTCTTGTGTCCTAGTAATTTACATACTGTATACAAGTCAATGCCAAGAGCTAGTGAAAGAGTGGCGAAAGTATGGCGGGCCACATGGAAAGAAAGAAGTGATATGAGTAACGGAGACGAGAAGCAAGCATAACGCAATCTATTGTAAACTAACCATTTCTCTATATTCTTCCGCTTGAGAAAATAGCAAAAAAGCGAGGCTTATTGAGGATATTCAGTTACCAAATCGTTAGCAGGGCTGTTACCGGTTGGGACAAGGTAACGAAGAGCGGAACGAATAATTTGAACCAGCGATATATTACACTGATTGTCATAGTTTTGCATACCGAAGAACGCTTATAAAACAGGTAAATTTGCCACTAAAAATATAAGCGTATGAAAGTAGAAAAATTCAAGGTATTGCTCTACCTCAAAAAGAGCGGACTGGACAAGTCGGGCAAAGCCCCGATAATGGGGCGCATCACCGTTAACCGGACGATGGCGCAATTCAGCTGCAAGCTCTCCTGCACTCCCGAACTGTGGAATCCCCGGGAAAGCCGTCTGAACGGCAAGAGTAAGGAGGCAGTGGAAGTCAACGCAAAAATCGACAAGCTGCTGTTGGCTGTAAACTCCGCGTTCGACTCCCTTCTGGAACGAAAGACCGATTTCGATGCGACGGCAGTCAAGGAAGTCTTTCAAGGCAGCAAGGACACGCAGATGACACTGTTCAAGCTCTTCGACAGGCATATTGAAGAAGTCAGGGCACGTGTAGGCATCGATGTGTCTCACCGTACACTTCCCAATTACCTCTATACCCGCAACCGTCTCGCAGATTTCGTCAACAGCAGGTTCAAGGTATCCGACCTCGCTTTCTGCCAGCTCAACGAGCAGTTCATCCGGGAATTTCAGGAATATGTCGTAATAGAGAAAGGTCTGGGTGTCCAGACAGTGCGCCATTATCTGGCCATCCTGAAAAAGATCTGCCGCATAGCTTTCAAGGAGGGACATTCGGACAGATTTTATTTTGAACACTACAAATTACCCAAGCAGAAGGAAACGCCGCCGAGAGCGTTGAGCAAAGAAGATTTCGAGAAGATACGGGATATGGAACTTACCGGATGCCGCCCGGAACACTCCATTGTCAGGGACATGTTCCTTTTCGCCTGTTATGCCGGAACCTCATATGTGGATGTTGTAGCTATCACGCCCGATAATCTCTCAAGGGACGATAACGGTGCGCTATGGCTGAAATACCGTAGGGGCAAGAACGGACAGCTAAGCCGGGTGAAACTGCTGCCCGAAGCGATAGCCCTTATCGAAAAATACCGTGACGACACAAGGTCGACTCTGTTTCCCGTAATTCCATACCAGGCCCTGAAATGGTGCCTGACGAGCATCAAAATGAAAGTCGGCATCAAGGGGCGTTTGTCCTACCACATGGGGCGGCACTCGTTCTCGACCCTCATGACCCTTGAAAACGGCGTACCTATCGAGACTGTCAGCAAGATGCTGGGGCACGCGGATATAAGGACCACCCAGGTGTATGCCCGTGTAACCCCTAAGAAACTTTTCGAGGACATGGACAAATACATCGAGGCGACAAAGGATCTGAAACTTGTTCTCTAACCCTATAAAAACAATTTAATTATGCGAAGTACATTCAAAATTCTATACTACATCAACCGCGGTAAGGTCAAGGCGGACGGAACTACCGCTATCATGTGCCGTATCACCATTGATGGCAAGAACAGCGTGTTTGCCACGGGTTGCTACTGCAATCCCAAAGACTGGAAAGCCAAGACCGGAGAGGTCAGGGATGCAAGAACGAACAACCTCCTTGAAGCACTCCGCTCCAGAATAGAAACCTCATATGACAATCTGTTGAAGGATGCGGGCATGGTCACGGCAGAAATGTTGAAGAACGAGATTACCTGTGTGACTACCGTTCCGGTCACATTACTGAAAGCCGGAGAAGAGGAACGGGAAAGGTTGAGAATCCGTTCCGAAGTGATAAATTCCACTTCCTCTTACCGCCAGTCCAAATCCTCACAGGCATACCTGCACGAGTATCTGCTGTCGCTGGGTATGCGGGACATCGCCTTTGAGGATATTACCGAAGACTTCGGCTGGGGCTATAAACTCTACCTGAAATCCAAAGATTGCGGGGCGGGACATATCAACCACTGCCTTACATGGCTGAACAGGCTTGTCTATATTGCCGTGGACAGGGAGGTTATCCGCTTCAACCCGCTTGCCGACGTCCCATACGAAAAGAAGCCCGACTATAAGCTGAAGCATATCAGCAGGGCGGAACTGCAACGGATCATGGAACAGCCCATGCCGGAGAGGTTGCAGGAGCTTACCCGTAGGGCGTTCATCTTTTCAGCCTTCACGGGGCTGTCCTATGTCGATGTAAAACGGCTTTACCCCTCGCATATCGGAACAACCGCGGACGGAAGACGCTTCATCCGTATCAACAGGAAGAAAACCGATGTCGAGTCCTTTATACCGTTACACCCCGTAGCCGAACAAATTTTGTCGCTGTACAATACAACCGATGACGGCAGACCGGTATTCCCTCTACCCAACCGGAACAGGCTTTGGTACTGCATCCACGAGATAGGGATATTGGCAGGTGTGAAAGAGAATCTCAGCTATCACGCGAGCAGGCATTCGTTCGGAACCTTGACGCTTTCGGCAGGTGTGCCGATCGAGAGCATCAGCAAGATGATGGGGCACACGAACATCAGGACCACACAAGGCTATGCCAAAGTGACCGATGATAAAATTTCCGAGGATATGGACAAGCTGATGGAAAAGAGACGCAAAAACCTCACAGATTCCGGCCATGACAGCCAATGACCGTTTCGCGGCCGCCTGTTCCCTCGCCGCCCATGGAAGTTAGTACAGACTCCATTGAAAGTGAAAAGGTCAGGCGGCCGTGCCGTTTCGGGCAGAATCTTCCTTTGCAGGCAAAGGGTATTCAGCCCGAAAACCTTTTCCCTTTCACGTCTGTACAAGGAAGGCCGACGGCAGCGGAAACAAGCGACTGACGGAAAAGTCGATACAATAAAAAAAGAACAGCATACAGACAATAGAATACTACTGCTGTATGCCGTTCTGACATTCTATTAGGAGGGATATTTTTTGAAACACGAAGAAAAAGGCAGGCGGCAAACTGCGCTCCCTCCAGAAAAATTAATCTGTCTTTTCGGTTACTTGTCAATATCCGCCCTTTTCCGGCCCGATTCGTCGGAGTACCCTCTCTGTTGGGCAAGTGCTGTTGCGCCCAGCGTGTTGTCCTGTGAAAGCAGTGCGATGATTTTCTCCCTACTTTTATTTTGCAGGTTCGCCAATCACATATTTCCTTTTAACCGGTACGCTTCTTTGTATCCGTCCATCAAAGTACGTTCAATGTCGGAAGCCCTGTACAGGATCCTGCCACCTATCTGGATATAGGGCAGTATGCCGTTGTTGCGGTAATCCTGAAGGCTCCTGCGGCTGACCTTCAGTCTGACGGCCAGTTCCTTGTCGGTGTAATAGCGTTCCCCGTCCAGGGACGGCTTGTTGTTTTCACGTATTTTCCCCACCTTTTCCGAAAGGTCTTCCAGCGACGAGAGGAAAGCTCTCACGCGCATGTCGTTTTCCGGTGTCAGCAGCCGGATATTGCCATTGTCATTCATAAATCAGATATCTGTTAGTTGGTTGGTTTGTTGGTTAGTTGGTTTGTTGGTCACATTGCATTTTCTTTCCTTGTCTGCTGTTATACACCGCTTCATTTCCGCCACGGGAAAGACGGCTTTCACGTCCTCCGGCCTGTAATATA